TTATTACACACTATAGGGATTTCCTCTGTTACGCATGTTGAAGATCTCGGCATCTGAGATGTCTTCAGGTTCTATTTCATCCCTTGGTGGTGCATCAATGCTGATCCATCCGGCATCGCGCAAGTAGCGCAGTCCCTGGCTAATGCAATCGACATACTCGTCATGCACGGTCTCAGGGAATGAGCAGATCTGGCTCACCATGCCTTCTGCCCAGTCTCGAACAAATCCCTTACGATTGCTGCTCTCTGGCACCCATACCCGGCCAGCCTTGATGATGTTGGCCACAATGCTTAGGCGCTGCATCTTGTCAGCTCTGCCTGGATTGTAGGCATGAACTGGCAAGTGCGCTCGTTGTAGATCCTGTATCAGGCTGATGCCGGCGCTTTTGTCCTCCACCAGCAGCAGGTCAACCAGCTTCTTCTCGCGGCCTTCGCCATACACTGTCTCAAACTCGCTGATCACCTTTGGCCGTAGATCAGGGTATTGGAGGTGTTCGTTCCAGCAGTCAAGCACCAGGACACACATGCCGCCATCTATAGGCTTAAATACGCCCAGCGTAATGCTGCCGGTAGGATCGTTGATTGTCTTGTCGCTGGTCGCGCAGTCATATGACTGTATGATGTATTCAAGCTTTGGGAATGGTTTGCCGTTAGGCCACATCCTGAACCAGTCTCTCTTAACGATGCCGCCCTCTTCGGGATCAATGATCTCCGCATGGATCTCTTGCCGGCCTAAGTTTGTGCCTTCGTATTGCAAAATCTGCTTCTGGAAGCTGGGCGCCAGGTTCTTTATATTAGAGTATGTTGATGCCCTGGTAATGGTTACATCGTCACCTTCACGCGCAATCAAGTCCAGGATCACATCTTTTGGCTTTGGTGTTGTTGAGCATATCAGCTTTGTGCGCTGGCCAAGCCGGATACCGAACTGAATCATATCCCACGACTCCTGCAGGTATTCCCATGCTGCCAGCTCATCCAGCCAGCCACCATGGAACTGTGGCCCCCGGAACCGCTCAGGCTCTGATGCCGGGATTCCTTTAATGAAGCTGCCATTGATCATGTGGATCTCATGCAGGCTGGAGTTGTATTTCTCAATCAATGGCTTGGGTATAACACTGAGCAGGCCTGAGTCACCCTCAAAGATGGTTCCCTTCAAGTCACCTGATGTAGGAGCTGATACCAGCCACCTGGTGCCGGGCTGCTCCCATGCCCAATTTGCTAGTGTCTCGGCTGCAGCCCTGGTCTTGCCGGCGCCACGGCCAGCCATCATGAGCCATATGTTCCACCAGTCACCGTATGGCTCAATCTGGTGCTTGTGAGCTTCTTGATACCATTTGATCTGCCAATTGATTACAGCCTGCTCGGCTAATGGCAGCTCCTGGAATAGTGTTGTGAGCTTGTTATCTTGAAGCAGCTCCTGGACGGCGTTCATTCCGACTGTCGTTGCATCTTCATATTCTTGAGCAGCTCACCGAATACATTCAGGTTGTGCTCCACCACCAATGGCTTGTCATCGCTGCCGGTGTGCTCCATGCGTCCAAGCTTCGGCACATGGTATTCAACCATTGACTGGAATAGCTCAAAGGCCTTACCAGGATTAGGCTTGATGTCATGCTGCTCATCACCCGCAGCCACCTTGTCGAGCCACTCAGTGAGCCTGTGTGAGTTTCCTTCAACGAATTGAGCAATGGCCTGTCGAGCCTCTACCGTAGCCTTGTTGGGCGTTCCTGACTGCCTACCGCCTGTCTTCTTACCGATAGTCATCTCATTCCCCTCTAATCTGATCTATTTTAGATCTTACGTTAGTGAATACTAACACTTGAGGGTGTTGCTTATAGTTGTTCATATACAGTCCTTTCGCACATAGTTTCAGCGCATTGAGCGTTTAGTTTACTATGTGCTCCTTGGATTGTCTATTCTGCCTCGCTTCTCAGGATTCTATGTTCCGCGAATTTTCTATAAGCTTTAAGATCTCTGTTCTCCGTCTCTAGCATTTCTACTTTGCTGCGTAGATGTTGGATTGTGCTGCTTGCGTGGTCTATCCATTGTTTTACTTCGTTAGTCATGTAATAGACTGATTTGGGTATATCTTGAGGTTTAGTGGATTTTGGGATGGGATCCACTGTTTTCTTCGGCGCTGGCTTTATTGTCTTCGTTGCTGGCTTCACTGTTTTCTTGATCATTTGATATCTCCTGGTTGGATTTTCCCGCTGTTTGCCAATAGTCCTGTAATAAGCATATCCCACGTTTCGGTGGGGGTGGCTGCCGGTTGGGCTTCAACTCCTCCTCCGATACTTTGATCTTGGGTTTGGGGCCTGGCTTTTTTCTTGCCGTTTCTGGGCATATTGGCATTTCGTTCCTTCTTTCTTTCTAGTGGTGTTTGATAATGATCCAGGGCTTTTCTGTGCGCTGGTTCTTTTTTGGCGCTTAAACTGTATATTGTGATCTTGTGAACGTCCTGGTCATCTGAATCAATATAGCCTTCTATGCCATCAACAAAGTTATCAAATTTAATATAGGGATGATCGCATTTCTTTTGTTTGATCATTTGCTGTTGGAAACTGGGCGTGCAGTCTGTGCAAAACCAGCTTTTTGGCGGCGGCATAGCGCTCATAGCCGTTAGACGCCATTCTTTGTATTGATGGAAGGTAGCACAATTGGGAATACGCTTTGTATGAATTTTAAGCAGCTTGTGCCATTCTTCTGTATCTATCAGCATGTTGTTGTTTATTTTAAATTTCATTTGGCTTGTCTTTCTTTTTGATCCCGGCATCTAATCCGTAGAGCTGGTGGGAAGTTTGGAGCATCCATTAGCCGACAATCCGTCTTCATTGGCTGAGGTGGTGGATAGTCCGCAAATAACAGAATTATAATTGCCACTAAGAATACGGCTGAAACTATGAATTTCTCAACCACGCGCTCATCGTATTCTTTTTGGCTTGGCAAGCCACGCATCATTTTATCTATCTCTTGTTTAGTCATGGCAGATCCTAGTGCAATGGCTGACAAGTATTGTTATAATTTTTGCCATTAAATTTTTGAGCTTCTAATAATTTTCTGTTTACTTCATCTGTTAAAAGTTTTGAATATTCATCAACATTACTTCCATGTTCCTGAACAATAAATAATAAATAAGCCATTAAACTAGTGGCAATACTACTGGCCACGGTTAAACTTACATTACCTCCATCTTCTTTAGTTATTTTATTTAACAATTTAAAAATAATTGGGTTATATTTTTCAATAAGTTTTTCAATTTTTTTGTTTTCAACAATAATTTTTTTGTTCATTTTGTTTGCTCCCTGTTAATTTTAAATAGATAATCGTTTCTTATTTCCGATGGTGGCACAAAACCATGGCGTTTAAATGTTGCCATTACATCTGAACCGTGCGTCCAAACTTTACCCCAAGGCATATAGAATTGCTCTTCTTTTATTAATTTAAAGTTTTTTTGATTATTCATATTGTTTTTTTCCTTTTGTTATCGAAATAAAATGATGCTTTAAAAGTTGATAATGCTTTGTCCACTGCTTCTGCCTCCCTTACTGCAATTAATGCCTCAGTCATTTTAATAAGTTCATCCTTGTCCACCCAGTACAATTCTTTAAAAGATTCTCTATCGTCAGCAACTTTTCGACTATTTACTTCCCATATGTGATTGAATGTTACCTCGGTCATGCTTTTCCCCTTGCTCTTATTGCTTTAGCTGTTTTTACTAACTGATTCATTGCACCTTCAATGAAACACTTTGCAATGTGTTCGTAATTTTCAAGTTCATTTATCGCCTCTTTGTTTCGCAACATTGCTAAGTCGCAAATCTTTGCACACGCTTCACGCTCATGCTCCGCTACCAGCTCGGCAAAGGCTTCAAGGTATTTGTATTGGCTGAATTCAAAAATATGCTCGTCATCTCTAACGCCAGCATGTCTAGCCAGTTCAATGATTTCGTCTTTAGTCATTTCTCTTGTGCCTTTCGTGCAAACATCTCTCGCAGATCATTAGCTGCATCACTAACGCAACGCCAATCTTTTTGTTGAATCTTGAGATAAAGATATTCAGTCATTATTTCCTCTGCTCCATCTATATCAATTAACCAAATATCTTCTGTTTTATCCATTTTTTTTTCCTTAT